CAGTTCGCTGCGAAGGATCGTAGCTTACCGAAGTTGTGGGTGCTTGGTTTTCTGTGACACCTGCACTGGCTTCAGCGGCAGGGTCTACCTGGGCCGCAATAGGATCTTCACCGATTTCAGACATTATGTGTTTTTCTCTGAGTGCATATTAAACTATCGAGTAATTTGGAAAGACTTAGCTGGTGCTGAGAACGGTGTTTGTTTCGCACGTAACTCGGTCTCAGTCATGTTCTCTTCAGCTCGCAATTTAACAAGATCTCTTGCAATAAGCTTTTCGAGGTGATCTTTGTAACCAGCCTCTGCCGTCAAAAATCCTTCAGGCGGGTGATCACACTTTTTAGGATCAAAGTCAAGATCTGTGACTTTCAAACCGATCCGGGCGTGAGCCCATGCAAGACAATCAGCTTCGTTTACATCATCAAATTCGACAAATGCTTCAACGCCATCGCGCTTCAACGCACAAGGCGCTTTGTTCATAATCGTCACACTTGCCTCGTAGCCAGTTTCGCTACACCGCCCAATAAATTTGGCTCGACAGCTTTTTACACAATGATTGCCGTCTACTTGGAGGGCATCCTGGTCAAACTCATATCTAAATTCTACAGTCATTTTTATATAGTCCTGAAAAGTCTATTGGTCTATGAGCTTTTTAAGCTCTTCAATTTCTATGCTTCGAAGCTTGGTCAACTCTGTTAGCTCGTTGACCGCGTTAATCAGTGGGTAGATAAAAGCCGCTTCACCCAACTGCTGTTTGCCATTCGGCAGCACATCCCAGCCGGCGAAGTCTTCCGGGTTTAGCCCTTCGGCCTCGATAGCGGCTTTAACGTGTTGTGCCCCCAGACCGTGCTCGCGGTTGGATGTGTCGTGGTTTTCGTCTTCTTCGACTTCCCACTCTGCAGGCCACTCACTGATCGGCTTCTGCGTATAAATGTCAGGACTTAACCGGTTGATAAAGCTTAAGCCCAAAGTCTGCTCACCTAGAAAATTCTTATACCGAATATCTGAAGAGTGAGTCCATGTCGCGTTGGTGTTGTAGTCATTGTAAATGTGACTTGTGCCATTACCAATATGAACTCGAGTATTAGCTGTTCCCGCAAATGCCGTGCCGATGACTATTTGACCTGTCGCGCCTGTCGCGCTTACGTCTACACCGCTACCAAGTAAGGTATTAGCTGATCCGGTAGTGATAGTATCACCTGCCTCGTAACCTACGCAAGTGTTGTTGAATCCTGTAGTAAGTCCGTACAGCGAACTAGCTCCAAAACCGGTATTCTGCCCAGTGGCAGACCCATTTGCTGTAAACCCCGCAGTAGAGCCAAAAAAGGTGTTGTAATAATCTGTGGAGCCTGCTTGATTTTGAGCCGCTAAGTAACCACACGCTGTGTTGTACCGTCCTGATGTATTATTGCGAAGCGCGTAATAACCTACGGCCACATTGTAGTAACCAGTAGCATCTTCGAGCGCACCGATCCCTACCGCTACAGAGTTTCCAATAATAGTCTGAGTAGCTAGTGCATTATAACCAACGCCTACAACATACCGCGCTGTTGTTGCAGCAGCTAAAGCGTTGGATCCAATTCCCACCGATCGGATTTGTGTGGCGCCGTTTTGTGTCGTGCCGGCACGATAACCTATGTACACGGCATCATCATCGCTGACCCCTGCCATTGTAGCGCCAGCTAAGTTACCAATTAGTGTGTTGTTAAGCGTCGAAGCGGTAAGGTTTACACCAGTGCCGATGCCTAACTTAGTATTGGTGTCTGAGTTGGTGTCAGTTGAGACATCTGCAGTAAAAGTAGCGCCACCATCTTTAAACAACACTCCATCAATTGTGACACCTGCCGCAGCAGTGGTTTCATTAATGACATCTGCGGTTATAACATCGCCTGCAGTTATCACCAGATCAGTGCCGCCAGAAGAATTGCCAAGTAACAGTGCGTCGTTTAATCCTAGTGATGCAGTCACAGCTGAAGCAGCTGCTGCCGCGGCTGAAACTGAAGCACTAGTCAAATCAGTAGGAGACATAATCATGAATCGAGTATTTGCTGCGTCGTACCTGGCTTCAACAATAGCTCCGCTAACGATAGCCCCCGCAGCTAACGCAGTGCCGAATGAGTCTACCAGTGGAGTAATCGATAGCGCATCAAAAATGAGGGTCGATGGCCCTGTGTTGGTGTTCGTCGAGACAAAACACACCTTATCTCCGTCACGATAGACTGTTCTCACAGGATCAAAAGTCACAGCATAAGCGTTAGCTGCACCAGATTCAGTGACAAAGGAAATGGCGTCGTTTGTAAGGTTTGCTACAACTTTAGGCAGCTTGTCAAAAGCCGCCAATATGTTAGTGGCTTCGCCTTCGACATCCTCTGCATTCGCAGTAGTGCCTGCGATAAATGAAGTGAATCGTGTAAAATAATTAGACATCTTATGCGGTCCTGGCTTTCTGAATAAGTAACGAGCTTCTGAGCTGATCCAGCTCTTCAACTTGCTCTTCAGCTAATTTTGACAATGTGTTGACCGCATTGATAAGTGGATAAATAAATCCAGTTTCACCAAGCTGCTGTTTGCCATTCGGCAGTACATCCCAGCCGGCAAAGTCTTCAGGATTCAACCCTTCTGCTTCAACCGCGGCTTTAACGTCTTGTGCACCTAGTCCATGTTCCCGATTAGCTGTGTCATGGTTTTCGTCTTCTTCGACTTCCCACTCTGCAGGCCACTCACTGATCGGTTTCTGTGTATAGATGTCCGGGCTTAATCGGTTGATAAAGCTTAAGCCCAAAGTCTGCTCACCTAGAAAATTCTTATACCGAATATCCGAAGAATGAGTCCACGTCGCCGCAGAGTTATAATTTGCATAGCTGTGACTTGTGCCGTTACCTAGCTGAACGCGGAGATTAGTAGTTGCATTCAGACCTTCGCCGACGCATATGCGACTTGTTGCACTTGACGTACTTATAGTGATTTCACTTCCGTAGAGCGCATTATTGTTGCCTAGCATCGCCCCATTGGGCACGTTGTGGCCTACTGCGATGTTGGCATAGCCTGTGTTGGTACTATCCATTGTCTCAGCGCCGAGTGCCACGTTATGACCTGTTGGCGAACCTGATAGCGCTATCCCGGCAGTGTATCCCATCATAGTATTGCCATCATCTGATGCACCGGACATTTGAAATCCTGCAAGCTCGCCCATAGCAGTGCTTTCTACACCGGATGTATTATTGCTTAGTGCGCTGGATCCTATTGCAGTCATGCCGGGAGAGGTGTTGTCTTCCAGTGCTACACAGCCTACCGCGGTAGACCCGTCAGATGTTGTGACACTGGCCAACGCTCGATATCCTATCGCGGTATTTTCACTGGCTGTCGTAGCCGAACTTAGTGCTTCGGATCCGGCAGCGGTATTCTTGCCAGAGGTAGTGCCGTTAAGTACAACCCCTGCACGGTACCCTATCAATACGTTATCGTCATCACTCGCGCTGGCAAGTGCATTACCGGCTAAGTTGCCGATTAATGTGTTGTTAAGCGTCGAAGCGGTAAGGTTCGCGCCAGCGCCGACACCCCATTTAGTATTGGTGTCTGAGTTAGCATCAGTTGAGACATCTGCAGTAAATGTAGCGCCACCGTCTTTAATGATAGCTGAATCGATAGTAAGTCCTGCTGCAGCCGTGGTCTCGCTTATCGTGTCTGCGGTCAGTGCATCTCCTGCAGTTATCACGAGATCAGTGCCGCTCGAAACGTTGCCGATCGTCAAAATCCCCGACAAGCCTGTAACCACCACTGCTGTGGACGCCGCAGCAAGCGCCGCTGAAGTACTTGCGCTGGCTGTGTTAGTAGGTGTTGTGAGCATGAATCGAGTATTTGCTGCATCGTATCGCGCTTCGATAATGATACCGCTGGTGATCACTGTGCTGGTTAGCGCATTGCCATATATGTCAACGATCGGCTGAGCCGCCAAAGCATCAAATTTAAGCGTGGATGCTCCTGTGTTGGTATTGGTGGCGACAAAACAAACTCGGTCGCCGTCCCGATAGGCTGTTCTTGCTGGATCGAAAGCCACCTCATACACGTCAGCTGCACCAGATTCGGTGACAAAGGAAATGGCATCGTTGGCCAGGTCCGCTACCACTTTAGGCAGCTTGTCAAAAGCCGCCGCTATGTTGAGTGTTTCGCCCTCGACATCTTCTGCATCCGCACTAGTGCCTGCAAGAAAAGAAGTGAATCGAGAGTACCAGTTATTCGCCATTAGCGTGTCAGTCGTCGAGGTTCATAGAACAAAGTCAGCCCCTGTATGACAAAGGGTTGGGTTATATTGGACTTATTGTAAATCAAAAAGCCAATATTGTCGCCCGTGCCTGTTAATTTAGCGGATGCAGTGTTCTGTGCTTGCGAGTTCCAGTTGAATTCATTCCAGTTAGCACTATTCCAGAAGCCACCCCCACCTTCGATTGTCAAATCCTCCACTACTGGATTCGAGTCAGTGGATCCGTAAGATAGGTCCACTAAAAACTTTAGTTCGGTTGTACCTGGCGCTTCCAGCTCTAGATCCGCTTTACGATAACGTTTACGAGTGCCTGGACTGTCTACGTTGTTAAAGTGAAGCCGACAGAAACTGGTGATTTCCACACCATCGAAGTTATTGCCTATTTGATCTTTATACACAAACCCATCGGTGCTGGCAAAATACGTGACTTCGGCACCATTCTCATCTTCAATGTTATAAATTCGATTAACAGCTGTGGGATATTTCAAAAAACCGAACTGCACAATTGGCAACTTGGTTCGACTTTGAGCTGCATTAAATGAACCCGCAGGAGAATATAGTACTAAAGCTGTGCCATCACTAAAATACACTCGATATTGATTAGAAGCTCTGTTGACGGTGGCTGTGGTGACTAAAGCTTTTTTAGAATTGACTAGATCCTGAACTAACTGGGAAACCGTGGCGCCTACAAAATCGCCAAAAGAATCTGTTCGGGACAAGTTGGTGATACCCAAATCGTCTAACGCGTAGACCGTGTCTAACCGTTGTGCAGTGTAGGCTATGCCACCAGTCTCTTCGCCTAATATTTTAATTTCCCAGTCGGCTGTAGTTTTACCGAACAACCCCCGGGTTTGGCGACGAGTGGTGATGTTCAACACAGCGCCCGCCATACTTTGAAGCCCAGTGATTTCATCACCTAGTCCAAATTCAGCAGCACCCAGGAAGCCATTGAAGGTTAAGGGTTCACCAATGACGGTGTGTTGTAAGGAGCCGCCGGGGAAGCCCAAAAATAAGTAGTTTCGATGCTGCTCTACGAATTGTGGAATGTTTGTCGCAGGTTGACTACCTAGTGCCGTTTGAGGCATCAATATTGGCGTAACTATTTGATTTTCATCAATTTCAAATCCAGGCCCAACCCCATTACAGCCATAGGCCCGATAGGCCGTGGAGCTGCCAAAAAAGTTATGATTGATAAACTGGTAATGCCCGTTGATAGGGAATGCAAAAGTTGTCGCTGTGGACGCAGATGTTGCGAAAGTCACGCCGCCTACTTGTAAAGCCTCATTATTTTGAAAAGTGCCAGACACAGCGGTTAGTGCAAGATAACCCACGGCGCTGCCATCCCAGGCGCCTGCGTGCAGCACTGACCGGTGAATCACCGCCGTTGCTCCCGAAGTTAGTCCAGTGACTGTTGTGCCTTCAAAGAATGGCCCCGCAGCTACTCCTGCATCAAAGAAAATGTAATTAGCCATAGTCAGACCCGACGTGGTCCAACCTGTCGCGCTTGCCAAAAACATAACACCGGCTGTTTCGCTAGCATTGTTTCGGACACAGAACTTTTGACTTTTTAACTGCCACACGCCTCGGACCTCACCGGTGCCTGCAGGGACTGCAATGTCTGCCCTGTAATTATCGGCGGTAGCTAGTTGGAACGTACTGCCCAACGCGACCGTTGGTGCTCGCCCGATGCGGAAAGATGGTGTGGTCGCCATAGTATACGCGGCACTGTTGAAATCTTCCCCTTGCGTGAAAGTGCCTGTGACCTTGGTGACTGCTACGGAATTATCGCTTAGTGCCACAACTAGTCCAGTGGCGCCAGAGCTGTCACCAGTTAACGTAATCCCCACGGTGAGTCCCGCCGCGTCAGCTAGATCAAATCCAGTAAACGTGGCAGTGCTTGGTTCAGGACTGCCATCGAATCGTTCATAGCCTGAAATTCTCCGATAGCCTCCATTGTACCAGGGTTCAAAGTTTTGCATGCCTGTGGCTTTGCCTGGCGAAATATTTATCGGCGGCGTGACAGTGTCTAGCCCGCCTGCAAATGCATAATGTTTAGTTCGAATAGCCATTAGCTGGCTATGACTTCAATTTGATTACCTGATGCAGTGAATCTGGAGTTAAATTCGTTGTTGAGATATTCAGACTCCAATACTGGTAGCCATTCGGCCACTAGTTCACGTCCGGAGACTTTTGCGTCAGGGGCATTTTCGTAGTTACCATAATATACTAGAGCTTGACCTAGAATAACTTCGTGACACTCTTCGGGAATCCTCGACACAGTGGTGTCTGCAACCATCGCCACTGGCTTCAAATAGTAGTCCGCTGTAATCACGTACACACCATCAGGCACAGGGTCCATGCGCAGACTTTTATTAGGCATGATGATTATGCGAGAAGGTTGATTGTGTGCTGACACAGTTGTGTCGAAGACTTCGTGCTTGACCTTTTGATACTCTACAACACTAATCAACTCACCATCGATTCTGAACGTGCTTGGATCCCAAGCACCGTGTGTAGTAGGCACCACATAATCTTGAGTGGCGGATACCGTACTTACCGAATATTGAGTGCTGGACCATAAGAACTTCCAGTCGTGCCACTTTTTCTGAATAGCCAAGTCAGCTCGACGAATCCAGCGCACCATGCGTAAAGCTTCACCGGTCTGAGATACAACGGAACTGGGTGATGATCCGCCACCACCTGATTCTCGATGTAAGTCTTGGACTAATTCAAGAAAGGTACTCATTCATCTCGAGTCCCGAAAGGTGTAGCCTTTTCTTTCTTAGGCTTTGCCACTGGCTTCGCCTTAACTACAACCTCTTCTGCAAC